GAGCGTCGCGCTCGTCAGGATTTTGTTGTGAACATCGGCCAGAATAGTTTGTGAATCTGCTTCTGCTGTTAGACCCCTCGTGAACACGGTAATCCGAAACGTCAGCGTCCATTCAAGACGGGCAATATTCACCTGAACGGGATTATCGGATACCGGCTCAACAACTAGCGCTGGCAGGTCGCCTCGAATAATCGGCTCGACCCGGCTGCGATAGATTCTGGATCCAACGCTAGTGGTTCCAGCCAAAGCGGTAACCACTGCCGAGAGAATATTTGCGCGAATGGCTGGCATTAGACTTTCGACAGATAAACGTCGGCAAAGCTGCCGTCATCCATGCGTCGAACCTCTTTCACAAGATAAGGGGCACTTGAAATTCTAATTGTGTCTCCATTCTCTAGGCTGGAGACATCTGAATATTTGGCGGTCAATTTGTAAGACGTGGTCATGACCATTCCACCGGCAATGATCTCGTCCGGATGGTCGAAGATCGCCGTAAAAGTAGCCCCAGTGGACTTCGTTACCGTAGTTCCGAAGTCCGCCAGGAATGAGTCAAGAACTTCAGTGAACACTTAGCCTGTGACGCCGAGTGCAGAAACGCCAAGAACGAATGATGGCGTTGTGCCGCCAACGTCAACAACAGCACGAATGTAACGAGCCGTCTCGTTGGTGTTGATGCTGATCTTCTGTGTCGATGCCGTTGTGGTCACTTCAGTAAAAGCAGCCCCAGTAATATCAGCCCAGCTAGTAGAACCATCGGCAGATGCTTGCAACTTGACGTTGCAGGTCATGTCGCCAGAGCCTGCGGTGCACTGCATGATCACGGCAGCTTCGCCAGTGTAGTTGCGAATATCAATAGCAGAGCCATTGGTATCGCTGGCAAACGTAGCAACAGGAACAACAGCGGTGACCGTAGGAACGTCACCGAAATTGGGCATGAAGTTAGCCATAACTAAACCTTTCAAGTAGAAAGGGGCCCCGAAGGGCCCCGGTCATTAGGCGATGTCAGCGTCGCCGTAGCAGAATGCCTCGGGATAACGAACCATGAGGTCCATGTCCTGGAGAGCAATCACGCGCACGGTGCCGGAGGTGGCGCCAGCGTAGGGATCAACCGTGAGATCGATACCAGACCAGAAGCCAAGGATCAGGTTAGACCATGCGCCGAAGAACACGTCTCCAGTAACGATCTGGTTGGACACTTCGGTGCGATAGCCGTTAACCGTGTTGCCGGGTTCCCAAATGGTCATCTCAGTTCCGCTGCCGAACTTCACAGAGGTTTTGAGCGAACCGCGCATTGCGGCGTTCACAACGTATGCCATCGCGCCGATGTCTGCGTTGTCAGCGGCAACTTCGGTTTCCATTCCAACCAACTCAGCAAACGTGGGAACTGCCGCGGCAAAGTCCTTAGTGTTGACGTTGGTGATGTTCTTCAGGCCGGTGGGCTGGTTGCTAGAGCCGGAACCGTAGAGAGCAGCACGGTCAACCTCGAGGGCAATCACATTGACGAGGTCATTGCGGACCATCGTCTCAACATCGATCGAGGACTGGAGGATCAGACGGCGGCTGAAGTCAGTGTAGGCGCCAAGGGTCTTGGGCGTCATCGTGACCTGAGCGATCGTCTGCTGCGACTCGGTGGGGGCGCCAGACTCAGCAACCCAGTAAGCCGTTGCGCCGCCAGACTGCTTGGGCACAGCGATGTTGCCAACCAGGCCGTTCAGCGTGCCAGCACCAAGGCGCTGAACCACGGAGCGGTTACGGAGCAGGTCGATGAAGGAGTCAGCAAGCAGGTCAGTCGCAACCAAGTTACCGCCAGCACTTGCAGTGCCAACAGTAAGGTCACGCTTAGAGCGCAGGACATCGGTGGGAACCATGATGCCGCGAACATTGCGACCGTTTTTCTGTGCAGCGGCACGGGAAACCTCGCGCTCGAAACCAGCGGCTTCTTGAGCATCACGGTCACTGGGGTTTGCCAGTGCATTGATGGCGCGAACAAAGGAGAACTGCTTGACTTCCTTGTCGCTCAGACCAACGTCAGAGTCACGGCCAGAAACGGGCTTCATTTCAACGCCGACAGACTCGAGGAAAGCGGCGCGAGCATCTTCGACGGAACGACCAGACTCAACCAATTGGCGGGCCAGGTCAGATTTCTGGAGCTTCTCGCCCAGGGCTTGGATGGTTGCAATACGCTCGCGCTCGGCTTTAACGGCGTCGTCGCGCACAGTTTGAACGTCAGACATTTCGACTTCCTTTCTTTGGGGTTGTGCGGACGACTCCGCGGGTTCATGGCTCCTTCCGAAGCCAATACTTTGATCGGCAGGAACTGTAACAACTGAGACCTCGTAGGCCATCCAGTCCATGCCGCGGTAAGTGTTTGAGCGGGTGTCCTGCTCATACTTACGCACTTCATACGCAAAGGAGACATTGCGAAGGATGCCTGCGTCAATGTCAGCCTTGATCTGCTTGGCACGCTCGTGATTCGCAAAGCGAACCCGTGCGTAACCCTTCTTGTCCTTGATGTACGCCTTGGTGACCACGCCAATGTAGTCATCCATGTTGTGATTGAACAGCAGTGGCGCGCCATCATTGAGGCGGCTAAAGTCTGCGGCTCCATCATCGTGTGAGAGCACTTCGTCGCCAAAGTAGCGTGCGACAGGCGCCTCGCTAGAGAACGAAAACTCTACCTCCTCGTCCTCAATCGTCATGTCCTCGGCGCGGAAGCTGCGATTCTGCTTGGTAGAAACCGGCAGGGAGCGCTCAGATGGCTCACCATCCTCAATCGCCCTCAATTCATCAATCTTTGTAAGTGTCGAGAACTTGTGACCGACCATTGTCTCGGTGGCCTCCCAACCCTCTTCGCCACGCTGATAAACCTGAATGAGGGCTGCGGGATCGTCTTCGGTGCCGTTGATTGTGAAATCAGAGTCAGGAACATCAATCTGGCCGTCGGCAACGATTCGATCGATCTTTCCGCGAGCACGGCCACCGGAACTGTTCCAGGAAACAAAATCCCCGACTTTCAGATCTCCAGCCTTTGCCTTCAAACCGCGCTCTTCTTCGTCTATCTTGTCCATTCGATCCGCCTTGTCGTTGGCCCAGGATTTACCTGGATCTCCGCCCCATAGGGCCCAAGCAATTCTACCAGCACTTGGATAGCCCTCTTCACCGGGGCTGAATCCGTCGGCTTGCTTATCGACTTCGTGCCGAGCAAAAAAAGACGTCATCCGGCGAATGGTTTCGGGGGAGAGTTCTGCTTTGTTTTTAATGTCTCTGGCTCTTGCGACGCCGACTTCTGTGCCGCCACGGCCGTATTCTTCGCGCCAAGCAAGACCACGCTCTGCCTCTGACGCCATTGCGTCAGTGGGGGTCAGATCGATTTCGACGCCTTTATAAGTTGCCATATTCGATATTCTGACCCCACGCAAGCATTTGTGCAACTTACTCCAGAGGATCGTCGTCTTGCTGGGCCTGTCCGTTAACTGCAAATTTATCCGGATCGGTGTCAAACGCCAGGTCCAATTGATTGGCCAACTCAACCTCACGTTGACGCTGGCTCATCAATTCCTCGAGGTCATAACCAGACGACGCCAGAACATCACTCTGCGTCATAAAGCCGCAGCGCACAGCATCTTTAAATGCACGAACTTCCTTGGCCGGATCAACCCAGGACCAACCGCGAGGCATCCAACGCACGGCCATATATGGCTCTGGATTCTGCTCGTAGCCTGGCAAATTCAACGCACCAGATGCCCAAGCCATGTCGAGCCAGGTCTCAAATACACGCTGGTGAAAACGCTGAATAATCCATTTCTGGAGTGCCTTCCAGTTATCCCGATCGTCGAGCAGCGCCAGTCTGCTGCTGCTGTAGTTCGACTGCGAATAGTCTCTGGAAAGCGATTCATAAGACACGCCCATGCCAGCAGCTGCACCGCGCAGCATTGCACGCATGAACGGATCGAACTGGCCACCAGGCCGATTCATCTGGGGGACGTTTACACGCTCGCCAGGTGCCAGATACTTGAAAACACCAGGCTCAAAGTCAGAAACACGATCACTGCCATCGACATCATCGTATGGAACCTCCCCTTCGGGCGACTCAATAAAGCCCATCAAAGCAGCACTTGCACGGGCAGCGATAACCTCAGCCTCTTCGTATCCACCCAACTGATGCAGGCGGGTAATAGCCGAAGCAATCATCGGCACGCCGCGGCTTTGCGTTACACGCTCTGGAATGAATATGTGCAGGATCTCTTCGGCGGGAATCCGTCGATAGCGCTGTGACTCCCGAGTAACCGAACCGGCAAACTGAGTGTCGCCAGGGTGGAATTCCTTGAGGTGATAAGCGACCGGACGGCCCCACTCATCACGCTCAACACCCATGCGGATCTCGTTGCCATTCGTATGGCGGCCGTTGTAGAGCTCGTCCAGATAATCAGACTCAATCACCTCAAGCGCCAATGGCACCGGAGATCCACCAAAGGATCGTTTAATGATCCTGATGAGAACTTCTCCAGACTGTATCTGTTCGGATACAACCAAGCGCTCGATGTCGAAAAACGAGAACTTGCCACCAGTGTGGCAATACTCTGCACGCTGCCAGCGCTTCCACAGCGACTCGATCTGCTCATTGAGTTCGACATTCATGGCGCCAGCGTTGCGGCCACGGCCACGCTTGATTTGAGATTGCAGCTTAATCCCTTGGCCGACCACGTTGTTCTGCATGGTGCGGATAACCTGGCGGACAAAATCATTGTCTCTGGCCAACTGGCGCGAGCGATCACGCAACTTGCGAACCGAGGTGCGAATTTCAGCGTCGGCAGTTGATTGACCGGCAATCCAATCCTCGAGCAGCCGACCGATCTTGGCGCCAGCGTATGCTCGACGGCCATTACCACGCCAGCCATTCAGTGCGCCACGAACGGCGCGGGTCAACCGGTTAATCATTGTTTTGTCCCTTGAATCTCACAAACACGTTCTGCGGGTTGCCCAATCCATTGGCAATGCTCTGCGCCCGATTCTCTCGAGCAACGATGGCCTTGAGCCTGCTCTCGAGCAGGAGCAAGTCAGGCATGGGGATCTTCTTCAAACTGCGATTTCCGATTGTGTATTCGGAAACGGCGCCGCCAGAGATCATTGCTCTGATAGCGGCCTGGACTGCATCAAGGTCCTTCTTGGCCTGGGTGCGGCCGTCGAACTTCTGCCACACGCCAGAACTGGCCGTGGCCTCCATGGTGGCTAGAACTGTGAACTTACCATCACGGACCGTGAACTTCTCAGTGCTGAGTGTGGCCACAGCCTGGTAGTACCACTGCCCAGCAACCCATGATCCAGTGGTGGACGCAGCAACTGTAAAGTCCCACTTAACACCATCAGCGACGCCGACAGCGGACGCACCGACCTGACCTTCAGCCGTGCGGAAATAGTATGTGAGTGTCCACGTCGCCGGATCAATCGAGCGACCGTCGGGCGTCGTGAATGGACCATCCTCAAATAAAACCGTGTCTCCTGCCCGAATACTGGTAGGGAGTCCCATCACCACCCCTTCACAAAGTTGCTTTTGCCAATTCTAGGCTGGACGCGCTTTTGATGCAATATAGGGCTTATTTCTGGCGGTTTATCGTCTAGTTTTTGCGGCTTATCTGGCACTTTAGCCCCAGTCATTGCGTTCAATCTTCTGTTTAATTGCTCCCAGATTGTCTTGCGATTGAACCGTGTGTAGAGGTATTGCAGTGCGGCATAAGCGTAAACGGCACAGTCCAGCGCCTCGTTTCGGGCTCTAGCCTTCTTGATCCACTCTCTGGTGGCAAAGCCACGCACAAACCTCACCACCTGCTTCTCGCTCGTGAGCTGCGCGAAGTACTCGTCATCCAATCCGCCGTGAAAATGGATGTAACCGGGCCCCTTTTCGGTGTTCTTCATCCTGGCGTAGATGGTCCCCTTGGCCGTATCAGATCCAACTGGGTAGACCTGGCCTCCAGACTTGAGCACCTGGCCGCGGAAGTTAATGTCCACCTTGGTGGGCTTGCCAATCACCGGCTTGTTCTTCTGCGACTGACCTTTAACAGCGATCACCCGGTTGGCACGCTCTCGAGCGAATGCGTAGACCTCGCTGGTGAAGTGGCCGCCAGAGTCGATGGCCGCCACGTCAATCTTCAACTTCGCGCCAGACTCATGCTCGTAGTCCGCGGTCAGCACAGAATCCAACTGCTTCCACAACTCCGGCCGAGACGGGTCGCCATAGATCTCTTGGTGGCTGATAAGCCAAGCCTCTTCGCCCTCACCCCATCCCCAAACGCTGATGGCCAGTCGATTGTCCTGAACGTCCACCCCAGCGGTCAGCACAAGCACTTCATCCGGACTTTGTGTGTACATCTCTCGGCGCTCGGCCAATCCGTCAGCGGATAGCTTGGCCGAATACTCCTCCTCGAACGATTCGCCAAGAACGGTGTTCACCCAGGTCTTGAGCAGCGATGCGTCACCCTTGGCCTCGAGGAACTCCCGCACAATCGATGCCCAAGACTTCCATCCGAGCGGCGAATACAGTGAGGACAGGTGAAACCCAGCCACTCTTTGACCATTCTCAGGCGCAGTGGCTCTCCATTCACCACGCTCGAGCATCCAAGACTTCTTGTTCTCAGGGATCAGAATCCCGCATTCCTCGCAGGCGTAAGCCGTTGTCTCTGGTTTATTGTCCACCCATTTGATCTGTCCCCATTTTAGCCATTGCATGTGGCCGCAATCCGGACAGGGTACAAAAAACCGTCTTTGATCAGACGCAAGGTACTCTCGCTCGATCCGGCTGGTCTCTTTTACCGTGGGTGTCGAGCACTTGTATATCTTTCGCCGACTGAATGTCGTTGTCCGCTTCTCCGCCAGTCTGATCGGGTCGCCTTCACCATCGACGTCCTGTGGAAA